TGAGGTCTTTGATCTGTTGCAGCAATTTGTTCCTAGCTTCGATCATTGATTGTTGGTCCTCCTTGGGAAATGAATTCGAACCCCGTGCCGTCCTTGTAGTCGATGATGATTTTGTCGTCCTTGTTAATTTGCTCGCTGAGTACGAGCTTGGCCAGTGGTTTCTGGATGTACTTCTCTATGGTGCGCTTGATAGGGCGCGCTCCATAGGCTTTATCGAAGCCTTCTTTGAGCAAGAAGCGTCTAGCTGATGGAGAAACAAAAAATTCAAAGCGAGGTACAGGGGGCCTTACCTTTAGGCTTGTAGTGGTTAGATCCGAAGCAAGCACTATAGAGCAGGGAGTACCCAGCACCCACAAGCGATAGGCTAAGTCCCGCAACTCGAAGTCTAAGACCTGATCTGTTTGCTCTTTGGTAAGAGCGGTAAAGGTAACAATATGCTGAATACGGTTTAAGAATTCTGGGCTGAATTTACTCTTAGCTGCACTCAGAGCAATTTGCTCAAGGCGTGCTTGGTCTTTTTCATCAGACAGCTCAGCGAATCCTATGCCTCTGTTTGCCATTTCTCTTGCGCCTAGATTGGAGGTTAGTACTATTATTGTTTTGGAGAAATCTACAGTCCGATTATCTCCTAGAGTCAGAGAGGCGCTGTCAAGAATTCCTAATAAAAGTTTCCACAAAGAATCTGAAGCTTTCTCCACCTCATCTATGAGAAGAATAGAAAGTTTCATTTCCTCTGTATGGTACTTATCTAATCTTTCTTGTTCTAGCATAGGATGGCATTCTCTGAATCCTAAATATCCGGGGGGACTTCCTACTAACTTTGCGATTTCGTGATCGTGTTGAAACTCAGCACAATCAATTCTTATGCATGCCTTTTTATTTCCTAGTAACGCTTCAGCAAGTGTTTCACATACAAAAGTTTTACCGCAGCCAGTTGGGCCTAAGAACAAAGCTATTCCTGCAGGTTTGCTTGGATCACTAAAACCAGATTGATGTGCTTCGAAAATGTCAATCAATACCTGCACAGCTTTTTCCTGCCCTACAATCTTGTTGGAGAATTGTTGTTGGAGAAGTTTAGAACGCTTGCTAGTCTGCGTAATATCTAAAGCTCGTTGTGCTCCTGCTGCGGACATAAAACTCTCCTTAAAGGCTCCTAATTTTAGCTGCTCGTGCGGCATGGGCTTCTTCGAAGGTATCAAAGACCCCAATGTGTTCTCGGATATTTGGTGCCGGATTCCAACGGGCTCGATAACGGCCTGTGCTTTTTATGAACGTTATGCCTTCTCCAGGGGTGCGCCCCGTTTTAACTGCATGTACCGTGTTGCTTCTCTTGGTTGCCCATTCCAGCTTGATAGCCCGACAGTCTGATTTTGGACCAAGGTGGTTTACTTCTGGCAGATCCATAGGATTTGGGATAAATGCCTTCGCAACCAAACGGTGGATAGCTAAACTGTGAGACTTGCCGTTCATGTAAAACTGGACTGTCATGTAGCCTCCAGTTCCCGGCCAAGTTTTTAGAAGCGTCTTTCCTGGGTGATGCTTGGTGGCTTCTTTTCGACGTACTTTTCCAAGGTCGCTCACTTCGTACGCTTCGAAGCCCTCTACAGTCTTCCAATTTTCTAATGCGCGCTGCGTACCTGCGTTGGCCATGGGGCCTCCTTAGATTTCTTCTCTGGTTTCGTAGTCGAGCACAGGTTTATCCAAGGCTCGTAGCATGCGTTCCAAAACTTCCCTCAGCTCTTCCGGGGTTTCCCCATGAGGGTGATCAGGTTCAACAATGATTAAAGGCTTATCCTCTATACCATAGTACGCCTCGTGAATTTGGTACGCTATTTCTCCATCAAGTGCTCCTGGGTATACCCGGCGTACGACTCTGTGATTCCAATGGCTCATATAGGTACTCCTTCAAAGTTGTGCTCTGGGGAACCCCCAGGCTGTGTGACAGGTTCTTGGCAAACACTCTCCAGTTACCCGCGTACTTCTTGGCCAACTGCTGCAGCGTCATATCCGTGGAGTAATGCTTGGAATGCCCTTGGATGATGAGATTGATTTGTCGATACAAGGCCATCCACCCATCGGTGTCTGTAGCGAAGATGACATGGCGTCCCTTGCCTATTCCGCTCTGGCCTGCGTATTTGAAGCCTTTCACAGCCTTGATATCTCCCACATTGTGGTATCTGTTAGGAATTGATCCCTTCACATAGAAGCCTTCAGCTTTCGCAATAGCATGTGCAAGACGTTCAACCTTCGTGAGGGGTTGTTCCGGCATTCGTACTGGGTATACTCCCGCCCATAGCAAGGGGGTCATCAGCAACCAAAGTAACAACATGAAAATCTTTCGCATGAGGATTAACTCCTTATGTGGATTTTGGTTCCTCGTAATCTTGGCTCATATAGAAGTAGAGGAGCTTTATAGCAGCTTCCAGCTCTGCTTTCCGTTCTGTGTAAAAAGCAGTGCTTTTATCGTACGTTTCAAGGATGTTTAGTCCAGTCATCCATACGTCGTAAAGCTCCATCAGATGCTTTTGTCGAGGTCCTACCTCATCCATGAAACCTGTGTAGTCCGGCATGGTTCCTCACTTCCATATTACAACGATGGTTATAGCAACGCAACAGAGGTAATAGAGGCAGAGACGTATGTCACCTGCTACGAAGTATCCGATGGATGCTAGGGATGCCAGGGCTACTCCAGACCAAGCGAAGAACGAACCGAAGTTCATACTCTTACTTTCAGCTGCTTCTTTAACTGTCTACGCAAACGTAGAACTTCATTGGCCAAATCTATCATACATTGGCGTATCTCTTCACGTACAAACATGTTCATCCAACTCCAAGTGAAAAAACCCGTTTTTCTTTGTACCAACTTTTCAGCTGGAGTCATCAGAGACCAAATCTCATGTTGGTTCATTGCCATTCTCCTGTGAGTATCTGTTGCACAAGACGCTCAGCTCGCTCCCCAACCTCTGTGTACCACGCAGAAGCCTTCATATCTGCAGCCGCCTTCTCAAAGTTCCCGGCTTGAGTATCTGCAAGGTCATGGTGGAAAGACAAGAGCCCTGGAACTCCGAGATTGAAGCTCATATTTTGTAGAACTCCTAGGCGGGCGTCATCAAGGTTGACTATCCAAGGCAACTTGCTCTGTAGGAATGTGGAGATGCGTTCCACATCCTTGCCGAGGATTTGCAACGCTTGTGCTTGGGTAATAGGATAAACTACGTCCGGTAAAGGGTTGGCATCCAGGTTATGCCCGACCCCAACGGTATCAAAGCCTCGGGTATCGTGATAGACGGTTAGACGCATGCCTTCATCGCGCACCAGTTGGTCTATGATGTTGTTGATCATAAATACCTCCACAAAATTTTTGTACCACACGGACGGGCTCAGTGTGGGTGGTACTTAAGGATGACATGCAGCGCCACAAGCTGTACTATGAAGGACAGTATGGCGAACACAGTACGCAGAGTACTTTTAGTGGATTCCTTCATCTTTGTCTAACCCCGTGATTGAGATGGCACCTACCAGTTTGTGGCAAGCAATGCCTTGGTACATGCTGTGTGCCTGCTTCTCATACGTGAGGATAATGGGTTCACGAGAGAAGTAGTCTGACTGGTCCCCACAAAAAAGAACCGTCTCTTCATAGAGCGCAGGTGTGGCATAGGGCCAGAAGCGTACGTTGGTGTACTTGCTACCGTCTAGCAGTGTCACTTCTATTGGCTCCGCAAGTAGGTAAGCGTAGGGGTTCTGGTAAACCTCGCTAACCCCTAGGGAATTAGGGCGGTTGTTTGTAGTCGTGCAGTGCCCGAAGGTCAGCATTGAAAGTACGAAGAGGAACACGATTAGACACGTCAGCAATTCATTGTGTTTCATGATTCCCCTCTCGTATAATTCCCATTTCTGGATACCAAAAATGCTGATGAAGTGCAGCAGGTATAAGCCACTGCAAGTTTGGGATGGTGGATAATTTGGGCAGATCTTTTACACTATACACATTCAGCTTCTCATCAGTCATATCCTTAGCATAAGTAATCTCATTGGAGAACAAAGAGAAGCAATGTAATTCATAGTCTTTTCCTGAGAGTATAGCAAACTTTTTCCAGTTGGATTCATATGTTTCTATACCTGTCTCTTCCTTGAATTCTCTAGTTTGTGCTGCGTGCTCGCTTTCATTTTCAATGTGCCCACCTACACCGTTCAGTAATCCTCGCTGCCAAGCAGGACGATTCTTACGAATTAGTAGAAGATGTTTACCTTGTTCATCAAAAGCAAACCCCACAACATATTTTGTAGTCATAGTTTCTCCCGTGCAACTTCGATGAGGATAGGCATGGCAATGGACGCGGCCAGGATGCCAAAGAACGCGTACACAGCGTGATGCCTGTGTTCCCAACAGTAGAGATTGAATCCAGAGGCTGCAGCTAGGAAGCCACCAATAAGGTAGCGTTGCAAATTCAGACTCATTGTACGACCTCCTCATACCAGAGCTTCACCCTGATTTTTGAAATGAACTCATTGTTCTTCAAACGGAAGTACCGTACGTCTGTGCTAGAGACCACGAGGTCTTCATTTTGCACAGGGAAAGTATTCTTGTGAATAGGCACTGCCCATAACTGTGGGATATAGTGGATACGTAATAAGAACTTCTTATGGCATCCACAGGCTGTTTCCAAATGAATCTTAGCCAGCACTCGGCACCTCCGTGATCACTACCGTGGGTGTAGCAGGGGGCATCCCGGCCAGCACCTTCATGGACTCAGCGGAGTACCCACCTGAGGGAGCTTCCAGTGCCTTCACAGCTTCAACCAAAGCCGCAGCCACATTGCTGACCGTGACCTTGCAGGGCTTGCCACAGCCTGTGCAGCGCCAATGACCCAGGCCGGTCTTGTCCTTACTCCCCGCAATGGGGGTAAAGGCCTTGGGCTTCCTCGCGGGCAGACTGCAGCACGCGCTGGTGTACGCGTTGACGGGCCCTTGCTGTTTGGGTGCGGCGGAGGGCTTGCGATTCTTCTTGCCGTGCTTCTTGCCTTTGTACTTCGGGTTTTGAGAGCGGGAGTGCTTTCCAGTACTCGCTGAATGCCTTCCCGTTTTCCCAGATGTTGATAAAGATTTGGTAGATTTCCCGGTCGATGGGGTTGCTACCGTCGTAGCAGGCGAAGGTAAATTCTGGTTCGTCGTATTCGGCATACATGAGATCTCCTGGTGGTGCAGATTTGTAAAAGCTACAGCTTGGACCCTCGTGAAAGCGGAGCCCCAGCTTCCTCCATCTCTTTCTGAAGGATTGCCAGTGCGCGCCATGCCATCTTGGCTGAGTGGCGTGCGCCATCTGTGTCGAACTTCCCACGTTCCATCCCGTGGCGAATCACCGTATCCCATTCGTCACTTGACTTACTGCGATTCCAATGCAGCGGCTGACCAGGGTTGTGCTGCTCGTTTCCCAGGTAGGACACCTTGGCAACTTCGAGCAATGCAGCTGAAAAATAATCGAGCACTCCTGTGCCAACAGGGATCTTCTTGCGCTCAGCTGCATCCGATGGGAACAGGTCTTTGACTACCTTCAGACTGGGATCAGCTGGATTTGAACTACTCATTTCAAACCTCCTTTTTTGATGTAGGCCAGGAGGGCGTCTACATCTTTCACATGCACACGCTGGGGGAAACGGTCGAACAGACTTTGTATCCCACCAACAATGATGATCTGCTTTCCCCAAGCATGGGCCATGCCGGTCTCCTCCATGCGTGCAGCCGTACACCACCCGCTAGGCACAGTAGGTGTCGAGAGATCATCGGAGAAACGGATCAACGTATGCGCCCTCTTCACGTCAGCGGCATCCATGTCTGCTGTATCCAGCAGGAACCTTTTCAACTTTATGGGTCCCGCTGGGGCAGGTTCTTCATCGAGCCAACGTGATGTAATCTCCACGCCCAAGGCGGCAATCTTGAGCGAGATATCTTTCATTTCTTCCTTACGATGAAACGCTGCCGCTAGGTACACCGACTTCGACTTCATGCTTTTCCTCCTTCTTGTCCGAAAGCCTGTGATCCATGCTTTCTTTGGGCTCAGGGCGAAGGTGCATTGCCCACACGATCTGGTTGTACACTGCGTTGAATGTCTCGCGTGTCTTCTGGTCAGGGTGTTTGTACCCCAAAATCTCACAGGCATGCGCCATGTGCAGAACGAAGTGTAAGGGGTACTTGTCCAGGTCAGCAATGAACTTGGTAGCGGATTCAAGAAGCTCCGCGAACAAATCATGCTTCATGTATGTTGTCGTAGTGTCAGCATTCTTCAGTGACGCCATACGAATTGAGCGAGAGATGTGCTTGCTTGGATCGTATTTCGAAAGGCCATCGCAGCCGCGTAGACCAGTGATGATGACGGTCTGCTGCTTCCACGAAATGGTCTCAAGCCACTCCTGAAACACACTTGCCGGGTTGTCCATCAGATTTTCACCTCATGATCTGCCTTGACTAGGTTCGTCACCATCTGACGAACTTTGGCAATTGCTTTCTCGTCATCGTGCAGACGAGCTTTCAACTTTGGTAGGCCATAGGCAATTTGCTCAACACCGATGGGCTTCTTGGTTTCGGGATCGACGTTTCCTAAATCCATCATGTACCACAGTCCATCCATTTTGAACAAGCCACGCTTAGTAGCATACGTGATGAGATCGCTGATGGTGTCAAAGCCAGGATCTCGGCCTGAATCCGGGTAGTAGAGATCCACTACAGTTTCCAGCAGCGGAGTGCCCACCTTGTTCTTCACGGCTTTGAGTCTGACATGATGCCCGAGGATTCGGTCACCGTCCTTGATCACTTCCTGTCGGCGCACATCAAGACGTACGCTCGCGTAGTGCTTGAGGGCGCGGCCCCCTGGGGTGGTCTCCGGGTTGCCAAACATGACCCCGATCTTCTCGCGGATCTGATTGATGAAGATGATCGTGACCTTATACTTGGCAGCATCAGCTGTGAGGATACGCATCGCTTGAGACATCATGCGGGCCTGGAGGCCTACGTGATTGTCACCCATCTCTCCAAGCAGTTCAGCTTCAGGGGTGAGGGACGCAACGTCATCCACCACAATCAAGCTCACGCACTGCGACTTCACCAGCTCACGTACGATGTCCAAGGCCTGATCACCATGGTCCGGCTGACTGATCAACAGATTGTCAATGTTGACCCCGAGGTTCCTGGCGTAAGCTGTGTCAAGCGCATGGGCTGCGTCAATGAAAGCGCATATACCACCGGCCTTTTGCTCCTGGCCTATGAGCCACAATGTGAAAGTTGTCTTCCCGGCAGACTCAGGGCCGAAGATCTCGACTATGCGTCCACGCGGGATACCTCCACACCCCAATACGTACTGATCGAACGTGGGGAGATTGGCCGGTATGCTGGGGAGAGCCACGATGTTCTTGGCTCCAAGGCGTATGATCGAGTTAGTTGTCTCGTACTTCTTGTCGATCTCCTTGGAGAGTGAGAACAGCTGTGCGAACTTCTGTAAGTCGGTAGTCGGAGCGGCGACCACCACTTTCGGTTCCTTCTGCTCTTCTTTCTTCTTACCGAAGGCCACTGATCACCTCCTGCTCAGCTTTGATGTCAAGCGTTCCACCTTCTATGGTCTGCACAGGCTCAAGGCCGGATGCAGCTTGCGTCTCAGGGCTTGCTTGTCGTAACAGCTTCTCCTTCAACCATGCGCCGAAGGCTTGTAGGAACTTCTTGCCATAGAGCTTCACTACGAATTTCGATCCTGCATTCATGAGAAGATTGTGCAGACGTTCCATCTCCTGCGCGTTGAAGCCCACCTCGAAGAGCGCTTGCCAGCAGTGCTTGCAGTTGGCATGTCGAGGTGCATGACGTAGATCAATGCGGTGACCACAGGCTTTGACGATGGGGTGCTTCACTGTGAAGTTGGCCGCACGCCATGCGCGGACTTCTCGCTCAGTAGGTTTGTGCTCGGTCTGCACAGGTTTGCCTGCGCCTAAATCTGCGCTGTCTAGGTCACTCATGAAAGTATATCCTCCGCGTTTATTTCCTCAGGAAATGATGGGCGATCTTGTACAATAGATTCATGAAGCCGTTGGTTCTTGGCTTTGAAATAGAGAACGCGGTAATGCCCTCCCACTCCAAGATTGTTCTTCAGGAAAACCTTTCCAAGCTCTTGCTTGAAGTTGGTAGGTAGAGCGTCATAGCTTCCATCTTCAGCCATACGTAGGAACATTTGGTATTGCAAAGGAGTCAACGTACGCCGTGCTTTGATTTCTACATCGCACAAGAAGTCTGTAGCGTCAACATTTTTAAGACTAAGAGAAGGATTACTTTTTAAGCTATAATAAAGCGCTAAAACGTTGGCGAAAACCTCTTCCGAGCGCAATAGCTCAAGTCTGATGTCATTCATCGTACCTCTTTCTGATTCACAAGGAGTTTCATGAAGTCTTCAAATTTCAGTGTAACCATTGGTTCAGTTCTGTTTCGGCCATGTATCAACAGCTTTAACCCAGGTTTGTCCGCGTATTTTGCAAAATGTTCGTAGAAAACCCCTACCACGTTCAGCTTTTCTACCTGCTTGCATTCTATCAACAGATTAAACACCTTCTGTGCAGCAGGGGAGAGGATCACATCAACTCCGTTTTGCCCCATCCCCCGGGATTCAATGTCACCATCTACAAGCCCATGGGATGCCCCTGCTATGCGTAGGGCATCCCGCACCTTCTGTTGGAGAAGGCGTCCCTTGGCCTTTGCTGAGGAAGTTCTCGTGCTACTTCCTCACCGCCCGATAGACTATGGGTTCGCTGCCATACATTTCTATGGCTTTGTTGGCTTTTTCTTCAGATGGAAACACTACACCATGCAAGCCTCGATTTCCGCTGGGTATCCAGACCCAACCTTGGCTTAGGTCCTTAATCTGTACCTCTACAACCCATTGCTCAACTGCTGTTACCTTGTACAAGCTCTTGCCCCTATTTAAAACAACATATTCTACCTGTCCCTTGATGCGGAGGTTGCGCAATACACGATCCGCAGTGCTCGGGGATACTGTGCCTGTGATGTGTTCAGCCACATATAAGCGAAGCTCGTCCGCAGTGAATGTATTGTTTAAGTGCTGTTTACAGAAAGCAAGCACAGCATCCCCTGCGGTTGCTTCGTTGTGCTGCAGGTGTTCATTCATCGTTTGCTCCTCTTCTGCTTTAGTTTTGCTGCGGCTTGCGCGATCTTAGAAAAGTTCCTAGCGTATTCTGGGTCTTGTGCAGCAACCTTAGCCATGCATATTTGACAGTTGGCCAAGGGGCCTCGATGGATTTTTGTCTTCATTGCTTAATTAGCCTTTCTATATTCATGGCTTGTTCTTGGTAATACTCGGCCCGCTCAGGATGACCAGCAGCTTCGTGGCGCGCACCTGTGTTCAGGTACTGATTTTGTACCCGCTTCAAAGGTGCGAGGATATCACCGTCCTCGCCAACGTCAATGGTGGTTCGTACAGGTGCCCAGACCTTTGTCATATTGTGATTGCCTCCTCCGTTGTGATTTTGGGTGCAGCCACATCTTCTGTGGGGATAACCTTGACACTGCCTCCTCCTTCAAGGGGTATCACCTTGTTATATTCTACGTTCTGCTTCATGCCAGCCTTCTGCTCGTTGGGGATCGAGCGTACTTGACTACGTGCGCCGTCAAACAATAACTTAGTAGTGCCCCCAGCTGAATACCGAGAAAGACCCACAGTTATTTTAGTGATAGGGTCGAATGACTCTAAGGATTCTGTAAAACCTTCCTGCTCAGTTTCCCATTCACTCTTTTTTAGTTCCCCAACAACTCTACGCCACATAGTGATCATACCATCACAATCCTTAGCCATTTGTGATGATCCATCAACATCATTCGTAGATATGGTTGCCCCCTTTTCAATGCGTTTGGGCTGCAGAATGCGAATCATTTTTATGTTGTAGTCTTTGGTCAACTTAGCAAGCCCTTTACTGATCTGAGACAGCTGCACCGTACGATGACCTTGGTTCTTCAAAGTGTCGT